TTTTAATAAATCTTTTTTTTCTTGTTCGGTTTCCAAACGTTCTGGTAACCTCATCCACCAATAATTTGATTTTTGTGGAAAAAAAATATCCTTAATTAAATTCCCAAATCTTCTCATTGGTCGGTAAACTTTGTAAACTTTATTAACTTTCATAATTTTTAATTTTTAATTTTTACCACGTTTCTAATAAGTTATAATTAGTTTGATCTTTAATTATTAACCCACCTTTTTTATTGTCTCTGATCCATTGATCAGTTTCATTTATGTTAAACATCCAACCCCTACCAGTTAAGATCCCTGGCATACCTTTTTTTCTATATTTCAATATAGTTGGAACTGACAAATTATATCTTAACCTTAAAACACCTTTTGAAACCCACCATTTATTTTTCCACTCCATTTTGTGTAAAAAACCCTTACGATAATGCTTATATAAATTTTCTTGTTCAATTTCATCTGATGTTTTATCTTCTATAACCTTTGTTGAATTTTTCATATTAAACATTTTAAATAATTCTTTAAAGTTTCTTTTACCATCTTCTGACATTTTAGGATATTCATTTTCTAAATCATACAATATTAATTGTAATTTAATGTACTCTGATAACACGTTTTTCATAAATAAATTTTTAAAATTAATTTTTAAATTTAAAAAATATTTTTAATAAAACAAATTAATTATAAAAAAAAAGGCATGAAATAAATCATGCCCTCTTAATTCCCTTTGTTTGCCAGTATATTTAAAAGGGTAAATCATTGGCTTCATCACTAGCCACACTAACTGTTGATTCTTGTTTGGGTTGCCATGAATTTATCTCGCCATAGTATTTTCCACTTTGAGATCTTTTAAGATCAATATTTACCCAACCATTTTTAGTGTGTTTATCTAAAAATGATTTAAACTCATCAACCTTTACACTAAGGTTACCAATTACAAAATCTGGTGCATTGTCATTTCTTTTGACAATTAAACCCTCTGTAAAAATTTTCTCGTTACTTTCCATATTATTATAAATTAAATTGATTATTGATTTTTTCTCTATATTCTTTTTTCATTTTAAAATTTGCAATAACTTTTTCGGCTTGCTCTTTTGTGCCTTTTAGTGTTGCAATTAATTCTGATTCTTTTAGCCAAGATTTATCATCTTTTGGTTGGTTGTTTACAGCTGTTTGAACCTCATCAGCTGATGCTATTGCAGTATCAATACCAATACCTAAATAACCTAATGCCCTACCTAAAGCACTAGTAAAACCATTTTCAACAAATGATGTTTTGTTTATATAGCTTGAATCTCTATACTCTTGAGCATGAGCAACTGCCATTTCAAATCCATCTGTATTTAAAATAGTTACTTTAAACAACCCTTCTTTTTCATCTAAAGACACTACATCCTCAGATATTCGCCAACCTTTATATTCAGGTTGAGATCTAAAGAATATCAATCTCTCGTTGACTGTAATATATTCCTTACCTTTAATGTTTACTGATTTCATAAATTAAAATTATTAAATTAAACGATTTACACTAAACCCAGTGTTTTTTAGTTTTGTAATGTCATCAACAGTTAACCGCCCTGGGTTTTCTATTTTGCTTTTAAGTGTTGGCATTGTACATCCTAAAATTGTACAAATTTGGTATCGCTTCAAACCTAGTCGTTTTAGCTCATTCCTAAAATGAATTTCAAATATCATATATAAATTTTTATACAAAAATAAAAAAATATTTTTAAAAAAAAGAATTATTTTTAATTTATTTTGCAAAATGAAACCCCTAAAGTGTTAGGCACTAGAGGGGTTTCGCAGCAAACAAGGAAAAGAAAAAAGTTTAAAATGTTGCTTTAAAAGTACTACTAATATCATCATCTTGATTCGGTATGTGCATTATAACTTCATATGTATTTCGTTTTACATTATAAGTCATTGAATCAATAATACAACTGACCGGTTCTCTTAAAACAGATGAACCAAAATCAATCCATATTTTATTTTGTAACGCCATAGGATCTTTTTGTAAGTTATATAATTTTCCTTCATATCTAACAAGCTGAGTTCTATAATCATTAAGAACTTGTTGAGTTACTATTTTTTCCATAGTTGTAGAAAAACTAGAATTATTATCTCTAGGTCGAATTATATCAGGTGTACTAGACAAAGCATTAGCATAATTATTATGTGAAAGCTGTAAATCTGTTATTTGTATATTACCAGTTAAATTACTAGATGTTCTTGTCCTTCTATATATAAAATCATCAATTTTACCATAAAAGTCAGTTCTTTTATCACCATCTTTTCTGTCAAATTCTAAAGTAATATTATCATAATACAAGGCATTTAAACCACCACTATTTTGTACATATGGCTCATATAAATCTAAAACTAAGTTTCCAGAGTAAGGAAAACTACCTAAGTCATAAGAAAACTCTTGCCATTTATCAGGATCTTCATCTATTGATTGAGTGTTTATAACTGCTGTCGTTGTCCAGCTTTCTGAGCTATCATTCCAATAATATGTGGGATCTAATGGCGGAATGGGATTATTATCCTCTATTCTTAATTGCCATCTAAAATTAACTTCACCATAATTTGAATTAACATCAAAATAAGTATTTATTTTTAAAGTATGTCCCAAATGTGTTGAGTTTACCACAGACACATCACCACTAGTTAATGTTTTTCTAGTGTTTGTGCTAGTTTGTGTCTGTGAATTTTTAAAACTTTGATTGCCTTGTTTTGCAAAATCATCTGATATTTCACCAGGTGAAGTTGTTGATGTTGAAGTATATGTACTCCAAAATGTCAAACCATTTTCAAATCCACTATTTTGTAATTGATTTGTTTCAAGATATTGGGATGTTTCATGAGTTATTTTAACCTCGTTTAATGGTCGTAAATATTCTTTAAATAAAGTATTGTCAAGCGGTGTCAAATCAGTTGGCAATTTTCTTAAAACTTCTATATTAGATGTTGATTGATAAGTGCCTTGATAATTATATACAACAAATTTTGGCAACTCAGTTCCATTATTAAGAAGGTTAGCTGTCTCCAATGCTCTAATTCCTGTTGGTAATGTTCCACCGGCGGCGATTGATGCAATACTGTCTTTAACAGCTTGCCCACTATAACTTGAATTATTTATTATATACCATCTTCCTAAACTTTGAAAAATCCTAGCATTTGTAAATTTTAATATTTGTTCTAAAGTATGTTTTGCATTGTTAATTCCTAAAACATCTTTTTGTAAAGTATATGGGTTTATAAACATTACATCGTAAATTGTATATTGTGTGCTTGTCGGATTTATTTTATGTATATCTTGACTTACATATATATCTAAATCTAAATTTAAATTATCAAGTGTTGATGTAATCCATTGTCTAGCTGAAAGTGAGCTATAAGAATCTTGATACAATGTCATATCAAAAGAATCTAAAGTACCTAATCCATCAATTGCTCTTAATGTTATTGGAAAAGGTTTTGATGTTATTGCCTCTCTAAATTGATCATTTACAAGCCAACCAACCCAAAATAATTGATATATATCACTTGAATCTTTGTAATATATTTTAACTTGATATTCTCTCTCATCATATTCGTAAAAATTATCATAACTAACAGAATCAGTTACAAAAAAATTTAAAGTACATTGAGATCCTTTTATTGGTGAATAAAAATCGTCATCACCCTCCCAACTTATTATACATGGCTCAGCACCACCAATAATATCATTAACAGATGCAGTATAATTTTTTTTTAATATTTCTATTTTTTTGCCATTTTCTAAATCATCAGAAAACTCTAATCTATATTTAACACCATATGCCATTATATAACTCTGTTTCTATTTTTTTCAGCTCTTTGTAAAGCTACTACTAGATCTTGACCTCTTAATGCAAATTGGCCACTTACATTAACTTGAGATTGACCTCTATCCCCTATTATACTTTTTAATTTATCTAGAGGAGCTATAACCTCTGGATTTGATCTAGCTCCAGGATATTCGCCAACTAAACCAAGAGTTGGTGTTGATACGATTCCACCTTTAGCAAATGCCTTAGCACCACCACCACTTCCCATACCTTCAGCAATTTTAGCCGATTTAGATTGAAAAAATGAACCCAAAGCCACTAAAGCAATACCAGCAGCAATAGCAACAAAAGGATTTAAACTTTTTAATGCTTTTTTTATACCTTCTAACGCAATACCAATACCAATAGCCATTTTACCTACTTGAGTTGCAACTCCACCCAAAGTACCCAATAATACAGCTCCTAATTGACTACCTAAACTGCCACCAGTTGCAATAGCTTGACCTAAAGCAGCTCCAATACCAGTTGCTAAATCTTCTAAGCCAGATTCAAAAACATTTCCTAATTGATCATTAAAAATATATGCATTGTTTAAATATTCCCTTTGACTTTCAGTTAACAATTTACCAGTTTCAATTAATTTGCCTTGTAATAAAATATTGCCATTTCCAATACTTTCAGCTAAAGCAGTTGCTGGATCTTTTCCCATTTGTGCAGCACCCACAATAGGTTCAATAGTTTTAGGCGCAGCACCTAAACCAGCATTAACAGTTCCTACTTGAGATCTTTGTTTTGCATCATTATTATCTGTTATTGCCTCAGTATTTTTAATAATGCTTTTGGTTTGTGTATCTATTGTATCTATATTATTTTCAGTTTCCTCATCTAATTTTTTTTGAGCTTCTGCTTGATCCATTAATTGTAATGCAGCAAACTTAGAATAAGATCCACCAGATTTAATAATATTTTTAAATGTTTGCCATTTGCTAATAAGTGGAGCCATTTTATTTCCCATTGAAACTAAATAGCCAGTCAATGCAACAACAGCAGTTGCAACAGCAACAAAAGGATTTGCCATCATAACTACTGTTAATTTTGCAAAACCACCTTGAATAGCAATTAAAGCAATTTTTAAAGTTGCAAAACCACTAGCCATAATACCAATTGCGGAAGTTAAATAACCAATAGTTAATAATAGTGGTCCAATAGCTGAAACTATTAACCCAATTACTACTATTATTTTTTTTGTTTTATCATCTAAATCTATAAATTTTTTAACAAGTGAATTTGCATATTTTACAATATTAGTAAATGCTGGCAATAATATTTTACCAATATCCGCTCCTAACTCTTTTAAACCTTCCGTGAATATTCTCATTTGGTTTGCCGCACCTTCTTGTGTTCTTTGAAAATCCCCTTGTGCATTACCAGTTTGTGCCAAAATATATTGGTATCTTAAATTCACTTTTTCAGCTTGTGTCATACTTTTGATATTCTTTTGAATACCTTGCTCCATAGCAAATTGTATTAAGTTAACCTCAGTCATTACAACGCCTAATCTTTTTAATGATTCTGTCTCACCAGTAAATACACCAGCTAAAGCGGTTGTAGCTTGATCAATACCAATATTTTTAAAAGATGCTAAATCACCAGCTAAAGCAACCATTGAAGTACTCATATTAGCAGCAGCATTTTGTGAAATTCCCATTGAAGTTGCCATATCACCAAAAAGGGCAGCCATATCTAATGCTGATCCCTCTGCAATACCAAATTGTGTTAAAGTAGTTTTCGCAAACTCTTTAACTTTATTTGAAGATTTACCAAAAGATACATCAACTTTGTTCATGCTCTCTTCAAAATCACTAGCCATTTTTATAGCTGCACCACCAGCAATAGCTAATGGTAAACTTATTGCAGAAATACTTTTCCCAACTGCTTGCATTTTTTTACCAAATTTTTGCAATTTGGTGGAAGCTTGTTCAAAACCAGTTAGCTGTAAATCTAATCTTAACTTTGCCATGAATTATTTTTTATCAAAAATACAAAAAAAATAAGCCACCTATTTTGGCAGCTTTAGTTTATCAACTTTGTTTTTAAATTTTAAAAATTGTTCTTTAGTTGACTTTGGTTTGCCTCTACCTAAATAAACATCTTGGGGCAAAGGAAATAATTTATCTGGAGTTATCATTTGAGCTTTTTTATTACAATTTACATTAAATAACATAGCTGCTAAATATCTAGTTTGCTCCCATTGTAAGTTAGTTTTGATCATGTAAGATTCACCAAGTAAATGATTTTCCTTCCAAGTATTTTGCCAAAAAGAATCTGGATTTATGCCAACCTGACCAATATAAAAATCTAATAGAGAATCCCAATCAAGTTGGCTACTTACTTTCCCTCTTGAGTAGGTTTTGTAGTTTTTTTAATATTTCTAGCAATACCCATGTTTAAATCATTGCCTAATATTCTTGATTCCATCATAGAACTTATTACATCTGTAAAAGTTTCCGTTTTTAAATCTTCAAGCCACATACCAACTTTAAAAATATTATAATCAATCTCATTTCCTTGTTCTTGATCGTTAGCTAATAAACCGCTGTATATTAAAGCCCTTATAGTACTAAGAGAAATTCCTTCATTAAATACATCACCTATTTTATCTATTGATACATTTAATTCATCAGTAAAGTTTGACCAGAAATTCATTGAAAAATGCATTGTTC